AGAGAAACTATGCGCTGCCCACTGGTTATCTACAGATGCGGAATTTCCAACTCAACACTTCCCCGATAACAACGTTATCGTATGTTTCTCCCGAAATATTCGATAGGTTATGGGGTGGTAGTACAGGGGGAACTCCACAGTTTTATACTATTCTAGCCAATGAAATTCAACTGGGGCCAATTCCTGCTTCTGTACAAACCATGGAGATGCTATTCTATAAGAAGATAACAGCACTCTCTAGTACCAACCTGACTGAGCAGATGCTGACTGACAACCCCGACATCTATCTTTATGGGGCGTTGTTAGAGGCAGAGCCGTTTATAATGAATGATGAGAGGGTTCCTCTGTGGGCGCTGGGCTTTGAGAAAGCCGTTGCCAATCTACAGGAACAAGACAACAAGGATCGTCACTCAGGCTCCGCCCTTAGAGTGATGAATACGAGTGGTTACTATTGACAGCCCCCATACCTTGGTCAAACGCTATATCTCCTATAACATGGTCTACTATAGGGATAAACTGGAACAGCCCCGCTAAGGCTAACTCGTCTTCATTTGCTGTTAGCGCCGGTTATACTCATAGCACAGCCGCAACCTTTGTCTCGTCTGGCACCTTTGCAATAACAGCAGACGACACCAAAGCAGCGGTATTAAGCACAACAGGTGCTGCAACCTATGCGATTAACTCAGACTTTACGGGTTCTGGGGCAATCTCACTAAACCCCTCGGCAACGTTTGGGGCTTCGCTAGGGAATACAAATGTAGGGACGCTTACTATGGTCCCATCCATAACGTTTGCCCTAGAGCAGGATTACACCCCAGTTGCGGTATTAAGCGCACCAGTATCGGTAACTTACGCTCTTTCTGGGGGATATTCGTCAAGCAGTGCTTTTCTGTGGAACAGCGTTAGTGATCCCACAACTACATGGTCTGATATATCAGACCCGTCAACTACATGGGCTAGCGTATCCGACCCATCAACTATATGGACCAAGGTGGACTATCCAAATTGAAAATGCAACCAACAATGAAGGCCGATGGAGGTCTAAAAATGAAACACGATAATGACTATAATATCGGTCTGAGGAGCGCTTGGGAAGTTGTGTGCAAGGGTTCTGACGGCAAGGAAAAATGGCGCGAGGTCAATAACAATCTAGTTGTTACCGCCGGTTTGAACGCTGTGCTAACAGAATTTTTTAAGGGGTCGGCCTATACAGCGTGGTGGGGTGTTGGACTAAAGGGAACTGGAACTGCCCTAGCGGCGGATACTATGTCATCGCATAGTTCTTGGTCGGAGATAACGGATTATACTCAGAGTACCAGACCAGCAATAGTTCTCGGCACCCCATCCGCAGGAAGTGTAGATAATACCGCGAGTAAGGCAGATTTCTCAATCAATGGTACAACCACTATATACGGTGCGTTCTTGGTTAATGCTAGTGCAAAAGGGGGAACTGGTGGAACACTCTACGGAGTTGTAGATTTCGGGTCTTCCAGAGCGGTCATATCTGGTGATACGCTCACAGTTACGGTAACACTTACCGCAGCGAGCGCATAATGGGCGTTGAAACAGCCGCTTGGGTAACACAGTTAGTTGCCACTAACCCTGTTGTTGGCGACCCCGTTGGAGAGGGTGACGATCATTTAAGGATGGTAAAGACCGTTTTACAGAATAGTTTCCCCTCTTCGTCTACCACAGCCATAGTTCCTGATGTTTCAGGAGAGACAGGAAAATACCTGACCAATGATGGAACCGACACTTCGTGGGGAACCGTTAGCGGGGCTAGTGCTGGATTTGCCGTCGCAATGGCAATAGCCCTATAGGATAATAAAATGGCACAAGATTTCACAAAAGATTATAAATCTCAAGTCACAAATGCCGCGCATACTCTGAGAACCGCAAACTCGAATGATGCGCTGATAGGCATTAGGTTGACAAACATTACAACCTCTGCGTTAACGGTAGATGTCTGGATTGATGTAGCGGCAGCAGGAACGACAGCCTCGATTGTTTATCTTGCCGATGACCTTGCTATTCCGCCAAAGTCCTCAGTCGAACTTATACAGGGTGGTGCAAAGATCGTCATGCAGAATACTGACTTACTACGGATTCAGTCATCTGCTGCAACATCTGTAGCGGCTTATGTCAGCGTGGTTGACGCAATCTCAGCGTAGGAGGAATCATGGCGGAAGAACAGAATGGCACACTGTATATAAATGCTCCTCCACCCAAGGAGGGATTCTTTACTCATGTTGAAACTATTGATGGGGATTACAATATAGATTCAGCGGTTTGCGCTGGCCCTGTGACGTTTACGGGAACTGTGACAGTCGCAGGAACTCTGGTGATCGTATGAGCGAAGTCAAAGTTAACAAAATCTCCCCACGTTCTGGAACAGACGTAACTCTGGGCGATGCCTCAGATACATTCACCATCCCTGCATCGGCAACTCTGGACGTTAATGGAACTATTGATGTTACTGGAGCAACAGTTACAGGATTGTCACTCGAAGATGACATCGCTATCTTAGGTTTCAAGGTAGCCGCTAACGGATCACTAGCAAAATATAATCTAGTCGATCAAACCATTGATGACTTTCAAGATACCTCTGGTGTGGATGCTTCTGCCTCTACTAATGAAGTAAGGGACTCGTCTGGCAAGTATTACAAAGGAGAGACAACCGCAACACCAACTACAACTGGTGGAACCCTAACCACTTACACAGACGGTATTGAGTACAAGGTAAGAACCTTTACAGATGAGGCTGCTAGTGATAATTTTGTAACTGACATTGCTTTAACTGCTGATATTCTAATAGTTGGTGGCGGTGGTACTGGGGATTTTGCAAGTGCTTCAGGTGGGTATGGTGGTGGTGCAGGAGGGTTTAAGTATTACAGTGGTTATGCGGTTACTGCTGCGACTCATGCTATTGATGTAGGTGATCGCGGCATAGCATCGGGTGGTGGTTCTAGCCCGCAACGACAAGATGGTCATAATTCATCTTTTGGATCGCTGATTGCCTTAAAGGGTAACGGAGCCGATGGTGGATCAGGAACTGACTATGGATCGCAGGGTGCTGGCAGCGATAGTGTTACACCCACCCCTAATCAAGGTAATGCCATGAGTGGTCAAGCTGGGGGTGGTGCAGCAGAGGCAGGTGGAACAGATGGTAGTGGTCATGGTGGTGACGGGTATACAGAAGGGACCAGTACCGTATATGATTGGACACTTGCCGATGGAACAACCGCACTATTCAAGGTGAACGGAACTGGAAACTCCTATGGTGGTGGTGGGTCTGGCAATGGTCAGGCTGGCGGATTAGGAGGTGGCGGATCAAGTTCTGCTGGTGGCGGATCGGGCGGATCGGGGTCTGCTAATACTGGCGGTGGTGGGGGTGGTGGTGACGATGGTGGTGGTGGATTGAATCGGGGTGGTCATGGGGGTACAGGTATCGTTGTTGTCAGATACCCCTCATCTGTTACTTCTGAGGGAGCGAACATGACCCTAGTATCCACAACAACAACCGCTCAAGCAGCCCCAACCAAGGGCGACATCGTATTCACTTACACGAACGGCGCTGGATCAACCACGCTAGGAACTGACGTAACAGCAGAATACAGCGCAGACGGTGGATCGACATGGACTGCCATGACGCTTGGATCAGAAGGTTCAACAGGCGGTCATAACATTGCAACAGCACATGACATAACACTTACGTCAACGTCAGGTACATCAATGGCCTACAGAATTAAAACACTAAATCAAAGCGCGGCTAAAACAACTAGGATACAAGCAGTATCTTTGGGGTGGAGTTAAATTATGAGCGAAGTAAAAACTAACAAGGTCAGTCCATCAACGGGAACTGCATTTACTCTAGGTGATTCTGGGGATACGTTTACGCTCCCATCTGGGGCTACACTGACGGTTTCTGGAACCTCAACGATTGCTTCCCTTGGGGCGAGTACCGCTTCTGGAACTCTCTCGATGGCGGATAACATTGTTTCGCGTCCAGTGATGAAGGATTATGGTGAAACAGTAAACGCTATAGGGGCTATTGGCGGTGGTACACAAGACATCGACCTAACCCTTGGCAACGTTGTTACGGGTACGGTTGATACGTCCGAAACCA